TGGTTCTGATGCACGATCGTGAGCACGTCGTTCGACTGCGTGAAGTCGATGCCGAACACCTCGTCCTCGGTGTACGGCGTGGGGATCTCCAGCACCTTCGCGGCCGTGCCGTCGGAGACGTAGGCCGGGTAGTTCACGAGGTTCGAGGTGTCGATATCCGCGTCGCGCAGGTCGGCGATGCGGAACGACACGCCCGGCACCACGCTGATCACCTTGACGAAGCGGCCATTCAGGCGCACGGGGCCCACGATACCGTCGAGGAAGACCCAATCGCCCGCGACGAAGTCGTGACCGGCGGCGTCCACGCGCGCCGGCACGGCGTTCGTCACGTTCGTGATGTTGAAGGCGGTGTGCAGCAGCGTCGCGCCGCCCGTATGCAGCCGCAGATAGAGGTGGCCCACCTCGATCACGTAGGTCTGCTGGGCGTCGAAATTGAACTCGATGACGCGCGATTTCTTGGCGCTGAACTTCGTCTCGTTGACGTACTCGAACCCGCCGCGGTTGACCACCGGCCCGTGCGGCAGAACCGCGTAGTTGTAGCACAGCGCGAGCCCCGTCTGCTGTTTCGCGAGGTCAAAGCGGCCGAACATCTCCGGGGTGACTTCGCCCCCGGTGAAGTTCCGTACGAGAGGACGCGGCATGGCGCGCTACCTCAAGATGAAGCCGTCGGGCAGAAGACCCTGGAGCTGCAACCGCGACTTGCTCGCGATGCCGCGCACCGCCATGCTGGCGGGCACGTGGTCCTTGTAGGCGCTCTCGTCGGTGCTCTGCGCGTTGAGCCCCTGCGCGATCTGGAAGTGCGTCAGGAAGATTTTGTACATGCCGTCCACCATGCTCTGCTTCTTGGTGATCGGGCCGGCGATGAAGTGGGCGAGCAGATAGCTCAACGCCATGACGAAGGATGGGCTGTAGCGCGTCGAGTCGTCCATACGGCGGATGTACTTCATCGTCGCCTCGGGCGTGTTGGTGAGCACGATCTGGTCGTCGGTCAGCGCGTCCATCTCGATGCGGTACGGCTGGCCCAGGTTGTCGTTGGTGGCGCCGAGCGGCAGGAGCGCGAGCGGGCGGATCACGCCCGTCGGCATGTCGTAGGCGAAGGCCCACTGGTCGCTCGGGTTCGCGATGGACGCCAGCTTCTGCCGCGTGGTCGCGAAGATCCACTCGTGCATCTGCAGCGCGAGGTCACGCGCGAGCGGGTAGTGTTGGGCGCACAGCTCGGCGTAGAACGAGCCGTCGTCGGGCGGCTCGATCGCGGTGATCGGAATGGCCCCTTGCGCAATGTGGCTCAACGCGAGGTTGCAGATGTCCACCTTCGAGGCCATGCTCGTACTCCAGAAGTAAAAGGGGGCCGTGGATTAGACGGCCCCCTCGCGTTGCGTTGCTGCGTAGGGCCTAGGCGAGATCCGAGAGCGCGGGGTCACCTTGCGCGGGGGCGGGCGCCGGCACGACGCCGATCGCCACCCCCACGGCCTTCTCCACCGGACTCGGCGGATACCAGCTCGGGGTAACTGCCTTGCCCGGAGCGAATTCCCCGGTTGCGTCGGCGAACCCCGTATTGGTGGGGCGCGCGCCGGGCTTCCCGTCTCGCTTCGGTCCCGCTGCGGCGACGATCGCAGCAAGGTCGTTCCTGCGCTTGACTTCCGACTCGGATGCGAACTCCGCCCTGGCTTCCGGGGTCGAGGGGCGTACCCACTTCGGGAGGGCGGGCTTGCCGTCCTTCCCGAGCGGAACCACCATCTCGAACTCGGAGCCGATGCGGCGACGTGCACCCGCGTAGAAGCCCGACTCGATCGCGATGACGCGCATGGTTGGATCTCCCGCTCAGTCGTCGATTACACGTACTGCGACGGCGAAGCGTACGGCGCTTGCGTGCCCTGGTCGCGGGTCAGGAAGGCATTGATCTTGCCCGCCGTGACCGCCTCGCCAGCGATCACGCGCCTGACAGCCAGGAAGAGGCTGTAGCCGCGCGTCGGGGGGAGGGCAACCATGAACTTGGCGCCGGCCACGAGCTGCGCTTCGGTCTTCACGCCCGTGCTGGCGATGATGACCACGCCGACCGTGATCGCGCTGTCGTCCGCGGTGACCACTTGGAAGTTGACCGTCGCGCCTTCGGCGGCGCTGTCCACTTCGGTGTCCACCGTGAAGACGGCGAAGAGCTGGTCTTGCGCCGGGCCGGTTCCGCCGACATCGCGGGCGACCGAGAGGGGGATGACATCCCCCATGACCGCGGTACCGGGGGCAGCGATGACGCTGACCGCATCCGCGAATTCGAGAAGTTCGTCGAGGATCATGTGAGTCTCCAGAGTTTGGAAGCTGGTCGGTGTCTCAGAAGCGGGGCTCGCGCCCCGCATCCGATTAGACGACTTGGGCCTCCGAGTTGAGGATGGCGTCCACGCGCCGGAACGGAATGCCGTCGTAGCTGATGACCTTCTTCCCGTTGTGCGTCTCCCAAGTGAGCTGGTTGACGGTGCGGGCGAGGATCATGTTGCGGAGCTGCGTACGGACGGTCCGGTTGGCGTAGAACACGGCGCGGCCCATGCCCATCGACGGGAGCAATTCCGTCGCTTGGATCAGCGAGCGGAGGATGTTCGTCGAAGCGGCAAGCGCCTGGGAGCCCGACTGCGCGGTCAGCTCGCTCACGTCGATGTTGGCGACGCGAACGATGTAGCGCCAGTCACGCACGCTGAAGCCGCAGTCCCACCGGTAGTGCGAGCGGTAGGCTTCCATGCGGCCGTTGCTGCCGTCGGCGTTCTCGATCGTGACCTGCCCCTTGTCGGTGATCGACAGGCCGGCTTTCGAGCCCTTCGGGTAGATGCCGTGCGCGGTGTTGGGGCCCCAAACGACGAGCCACACCGAGGTGAGGTCGCCGCCCGTGCCGCCGCTATTGACGATGTTCACGCCGTTCGCGGCGCCCAGGTCGTTGTACCGCGGCGCGAGCCCGGTGAACGCTTCGGGCTCGGTGCCCTCGTTCCCGTAGATCAGCGTCGAGGCGAACTCCTGGTTCATGCCCTCGATGAACGCGCGCTCTTCCGACATGCGGAAGGCGGCGGTGTTGCCGTTGAGGTCGGCCAGCGCCTTGTCGATCTCGGCGTAGGCTTCGAGCATGCCGCAGTTGTCCACCACTTGCGCGGTCGTGGACTTCCCGGTCTGGACGCCACCGTACAGCTTGCGCCACGTCGGCGCGGGCAGACCGGTGCGGACGGTCGTCTTGTGACCCGTCTGCAGGTTGCCTTCGATGAAGGTCGCGTCGTCGATGACCTCGTTGGTGAGGTTCATCAGCTCGACGATCTTGTCGATGTTCCCGTTGGGGTCGAGTCGCTTCGCGACATCGAGCAGCGTCGGGTTGAGAGCGAAAAGGACGCTCATGGGTTTCTCCTGTCAGGGTTGAATGGCTGGGTTAGACCTTGTGGTCCGATTTGTCGTAGCTGAACACGCCCGTGTTGGACGGCGAATTGCCCGCGCCGCCGCGCACGAACTTGTCCTCGGAGACGGCCTTTCCCACCCGGTAGAAGAACCGCGCGAACTCGGGGTGATTCTCCAGCCCCGACTCCGTGAGGATCGAACGCAGCTCGGGCGTCGCAAACGTCTCCAGCCCCTTCGCCATGACCGCGCGATTCGCCTCGTACGTCTCCCCGCCGAACTCCTTGTCGGCCGATGCCTTGGCCTTCCAGTCGGTGAGGTTCGCCGCGTGCGAGGCCGCGAGCGCCTTCTCCTGCGAGGTGCTGTACGCAGAGGCGGAGGCGAAGAGCTTCTCCGTGGCCTTCTGCGACAGGTTGTGCTCGCGGGCGTAGGCGGTGATCGTGGTCTTCAGGGCCGGATCGAATGCCTCGGCGTCCTTCGGGACAACGTATTCCCCCGTCGGCGCGCCGTAACGCTCGTCCGCATTTGCGTTCGCGTTGCCGGCAGGCGCGGCCGTGGCCGTGCCCGCGGCGGGAGCCGCGTTCGCATTCGCTGCAGGTGCGCCGCTGTTGGCAGCGGCTCCCGCGCCCGCCCCGTTGGTGCTATTCGCTCCGGGGTTGGCGTTGGCGTTTTCCGTCGTCATGTGCTTCCCTCATCATGGTGGTGAACGAATCCGGGGCTATGGAGAGCACCTCGGCAAGCAGCATCTGACCCAGGTTCATGTTGCCCGCGACGAACGACATTTCGTTCGCCGACGAGCGCCACGGATTCTGGAACACCCGCGCTTGCGAGAGCAGCCACCACACGATGCGCCGCCCCGGCTTGTGACCCACGAGCCACTTGAAGTCCTCCTCGAATCTGGCGCGCTCCAGGTCGGTCATCTCGCGATTCGCATCGCGAGCTGCCTGCAGCGCCCCGAGATCAATCGGGGAGTAGTCCTTGTCGCTCATCAGGTCGGAACTCATTGCGCGCGGATCTTATCAGACCTGCGCGCTTATCTCTCGTCGTCGTCTTTTTCGTCGGTTGCCGCGGGCGCAGGTGCCGCAAGGTGGGCGGCCTGGGCACGCTCCTGGGCCCTGGCCGCGGCAATCTCCGCCCGCTCGCGCGCGTGCTGCTCGTGCGGGCTCGTGATGGTGCTGATCCTGTCGGGGAGGGGGCTCGCATCGCATGTCCACCTGCCGGCAGTCGGCGGCGTGTCGGTGTACGCGGTGCGGCCGTCCACCACGCAGCGGTGAATGTCCCCGCCGAAGGCGTCGACGCCAAGCACGAGCGCCGCGCCGAGGAAAACGCCTAGCCAGAAATACTTCATGCGAACAGCCCCCGCAGTCTGGCGATCTCGTCGGTGATCTTCCCGAGGTACGCCTCCTGATTCGCCACCGAGCGGTTCAGCTCGGTGAGCTGCCCGCGCTTCTCGAGGAGCGCCGCATCCAGCTTCGCCTCCTCCGCGCGCGCGAGCCGCTCGAAGTCGGCCTGCATCCGCCCGAGCGCGAGCTGGTGCTCCGCGCGTAGCGCCGCGAGCTGGCGCTCTACCTTCGTGCACTCGGCCTGGGCCGCCGCGGCGCGCTGCTGCGCGGCTGCCGCGGCGGTGCGGGCTCGCTCGTCGGCCTCCTCATACGGCCCGAGCAGCTCCAGCATTTCGGCGAGCGCGACGGCGGAGCGGTACACCTCCGCGTTGCGGCGGATCTCCTCGGCGAGCGCGGCGATCTTATCGGACTTGGACGCGGCGGTCACGGCTCACCTCGGCGACGGCGTTGTGATACTTGCGCACCAGCTCGGCGAGCTTCGTGCGCTCGGAGTCGGCGGCGGTGCGGGCGATCTGCTCGGAAACCCTGGCCTTTGCGGCCGCCTCCGAGGCGCGCTCCGCCGCCCCCACGAGCCCGCCGAATTCGACGAGCATGTCGGCGAGTTCAGCGTAGGCCCGGTAGCGCCCCGCGAATTCGCGGAGCGCCTCGGCGGCTCGTGACAGCTTGCCCACGTTACGCCGGAGTAGCGAAGGTCTTGGCCGGGGCGGTGACCGAGATGCGGAAGTTGTCGAAGATCGCCCTGAACCATCCGCTCGCGTTGTTCACGGCTTTCCTGTTGTAGAAGCCGATGAAGTTCAGGTCGGTGAGGGCAACCGTCACGCCGGTCGCCGTACCGATCGTCGTATAGATCACGCCGTCCGTGCTGTACTGAAGCTGCGCCGAACTCCAATTCCCGCCGCCGTCGGTGAGGAGAATCAGCCGGAGCAGGTAGTGGGAATTGCCCGTGAGCGTGGCGCTCGCGCCGAGCGTGTCCGCTCCCCCCGTGCGGAGCACGGGCTGAATGACGATCGTGCTGCCGGTGAGGATGATCACCGCGCCAGCCTCGCGGGGGCGAGGGGTAGCGTTGGCGTCGGCGTCGAGATCGGTGATCAATTCGCCGAACTCCGTCGCGCCAACGAAGAACCGCCCCGTGCTGCCCCCCGTCATGTTCTGAGGCAGCGAGCACGCAAACGCGAAGTCGATCTGCACCGTTTGGTCGT